AGTAAGTTAAGCGATCGACGGGCAGTGCGCAAGTCATAGCCCGTGCGGAGTTCAGAACCCGCCCGTTCAAAGGCCTCCTCAACCATGTCGTTGAGGTCCAGATTGAATGAGGTGAGTCCTGAAGTAGCCATTATCTAAATCCTGCTGTTTTCTTTGCGATCGTTTTAGGTTGCGCTACGAATTGTTTTCCGGCTTTTTTGCCCGCACGTTTCGCACGCGTTGTCGCAGCGTACTCAGCAGGACTGAGACTTTTAATCGCAGCACTAGGAAGGTATCGCTCGCCCGTGTCAGAAGATTTCTTACCACTTTTGGTTCTCCATTTCTGGTCGCCCCAGTCCTTCAATGATTTCTGAGGCGCTTTCAATCTCGGTAACCCCCGCCAGCCGCCTTGTACTTCTTGGCAACTAGCTGAGCTTTACGAGCCGACCACTGACCTGCGCCAGTGCCGTGGGTGGCCGCGGCTTTTACTTGAGACACAATCTTCTTGCGAAGACTTGGCTTTGTGTAATTGCCTGCGGCGTTAACCTTCCCACCCTCTTTGTATTGGGTGAAGTCAGTATCGTCCCGTCGGGCTTTCTTAACGCCCTTGGGCATTTTAGAGGGGGCAATATCCCCCATCCCACGGCTGGCCATCATGATTTAGCAGGCTTTGCCGCCGTAAGCCATCTTCTTGGTCATGCCGCCCTTTTTCATACCCAAGGGGGTGCTACCCTTCATAGAGACCATAGTGCCTTTGGTCTTGCCTTTAGAAGCAATACCGTCACGGCTAGGAGCCGCTGTACGCACTGAACCCATTTTGGCAGTAGTGATGCCGTTGTTTTTACGTGTAGCCATGATAGATCCACCTTCTTTAAAAAGAGCCATTTTCCCGTGATCGGTTTTAGCTCGGTTTGCCTTCTGAATATCTGGACGGGTTTTCCCGCCAGAGCCAAACTTCTTACCCTTGTCCGCTTCGTTGAAATCTTTCCCAACGCTTTGCGGAACTCCCACCTTCTTGGCAAACGCAGGACTGTGCGCTATCGCCGCCATGAAGTTGTGTTGCTTTTTACTCGTCGACGGCATTTGATGCCTTTGTACGATTGGTCATCTCACGCACGGTCTCAGACTCCCAGATACGAAGACCTAGGTAGATGATCGTGAACAAAGAAGCCAAAGGCGGCAACCACGTCGCCATAACGCCAACAGTTGTCAAGACTGCTGCGCCATCTGCAACTGCTTTAGCTGTGTCGTGTTGAGTCATATCAGCAATTCCAAGCCCGAAGGCTTTTGTTTATTCTGGAGTTCGGGTCTTTCTTGGCCTTCTCTCCGGTCAGCTTCTTCTTCATGCCTTCCATACGGGCGCAAAAAGAGTCGCGGCGTTTGCCGCCCTCGGGCTGGGGAGCCTTCAGGCCCGGTTTGCCGGGGTTTGCCTTGTTGTACGAGGCCCGTCCCTTGGCGTTCAAGCCGCCCTTCTCGGACTTCCCCTCTTTGCGTGTCCATGCTGGTGACTTAGCCATAAAACACCGTCACCGACGCAATGTTTGTGAGCGTGGCATAAACGTCTGTTGAAAACAGCACGCCTTGCTGCGGGATCGCCACATAAAAAGAGTTGGGGTTTGAGTTGGACGGGATGTCAATTTCAATCAACACGGGTCCAGAAGCGCCGCCGTTCCTCAAAAGCAAAGTGCCAGTTTGGCTGGCTACTGCGCAAATTGAAAAACCCTTAACCCTCGTGCGCTGTGCATACACAGTGCCCGACGAGTTTCGGTGCGTGGCTAATACATCACCTTGCATCATAATCAATCTCCTTTAAAAACGGGGCCAAAGCCCCATGGGTTGATTAGCTCAGAGCAGCGCCGATAGCGGTAACCCAAGCAGAGCCAGTAGAAATCACGAGGCAGTATTCGTTGTTACCTGCACCATTGTCGCTAATCAAGCGAACTTGGCCAGCATTGCCAGCAGCGGCTGTGGGCAAAGCGGCTGTCAGAATGGGGGTTAGTCTAAGGAAAGAAGAAGCTGTAACACTAGTCACGCTAGTGGCTGCGCCCAATGTGGCGTCGACAGTGACTGCGCCAGTAGTAGAGTCAATAGAAATAGATTGAAAGCCGTTCTGCGAGCGAACTGGGCCGTTAAACGTGGTATTTGCCATGATTATTCCTTACATGCAAGTTGTGGTGTTCTATCTGCATGTCGTCAGCCGGGACTGTAAGAACACCGGGAAAGCCCGGAATGAAGTCAATATACACGAAAAGAAAAGGGGGCACAAGCCCCCTTTTCACAAGTTCAATTAAGAACCTGAAGAACCCCACATACCGAGGGGATCAGACCAGCCGAAGCTATAACGCTCACGGGCTTTGTAACGAACGTTACCTGTATCGAAGTCACCGTCCATGCTGTTTTGCAAGGCGATACGCTCGAAGTGCTTCATGCCGTTTGGCACGTCGGTAATCAAATACCAGCCGTTGCTGTCGGTCAAGAAGTGGTTAACAGTGTAACCTTCAGGGATTGCACCCATCTGCTTCAACGCGTTGATATCGTTGTCAGCAGTTTGTACACGCAACTCGGTGTCAAGCAAGCGCTTGGCAACGAACATCAGTGCTGGGGGAACAACCATCTTACGGGGCTTAGCGGCGATCAACAGACCACGCTCGTCCACCCACGCTGCGATTTGAATCACGGCGTTTTCCAAAGATGTTTCATTCAAGTCAACGCCAGTTGTTGGGCTGTTGAAGTTCACCCCACCGCTAACGAGGGGGTGACCAACGCGAGTGCTAGAACTGTTGTTGCCGAACAAAGTGACGCCGTCACCACCCAAGTATGAACCGTTGAAACCGTTGTTGATAACGGAAGCGGCTTTAACTTGCTTGGTGTAAGACATGGCACGGGCCAAAGCTTTGGTGTAACGAGCAGACAAAGAGTCATACAAGTTATCTTCCACAGCTTCTTCAGTGATACTGAAGCCCAGAGCGATTGTCTCGTGGTTGTAGCGTGCGGTGAAGGCTTCTTGCGCATTGTCATAGGCAATGGCTTGACCTTCATTCTTGACGGGAGCAGAAGCAAAGCCAGCAAGCTTTGTCTCTTCTTCGAAGCTACGCTCAGATTTCTCTGTTTCGTAGATTTCTTTGTGCTCTTCGCCGTAACGAGCGTATTCCATGCCGAACAATGCGTTCAGGCCGGGGAGCAACTCTTTAAGTAGTTGTGCGCGTGAAATAGCCATGGTTAATTACTCCTTACAGACCAATTGCAATGGTGTATGAGTGGTAGCCGGGGTTGAACTTCACCAGCAAATCAGTATAAGCGTCGCCCGGTTGGGACTGAGCATTGTTTACGAAACCAACAATGCGGAAAGCAGCGGTCGCGGCAGTGCTAGAAGCAGAGACAGCGATGTTGCTATTGCCTGTGGTTGTAGAACCAGTGCTTGTGCTCTGGATGTTAGCCAAGAACACGTTTGTACCCAAAGCAGATATAGCAACAGTGTTGTTAGCTTGCACGGAGAACACAGCGCGGTCGTCATCAATGACGAAAGCAACAGCGTTTACAGCGTTAGCTGGGTAGTACTGTGAGTAGATCGTTTGACCTTGTGCGTTCACATAAGAGCAACCGACGAAAACGCCGATAGCGCCTGTGTTGGTTGCAGAACCGCCGCTTCCTGTGGGGAAGTAGTTGGTAGTTGCGTCAGCGCCAGTCGCAGTCACGAGTTGCAGGTAACCTGAAGCAGCCACGTACACCAACGATCCATTGAAGATGTTGACGGCGTAACCGGCAGGGTCTAGGGGGAACGAGCGAGTGCTACCAGCGTATGGTAGGCCACCCAACTCATTTACGGCTCGAAAACCGTAAGGGGTTTGTGTAGATGCCATTTAAGGACTCCTAAAGTTTATTTGGAACCAGAACCAAATCCACCACGAGTTGAAGTCGACTTGCGGTCGGCAAACAACGGCATGCGTGGATCATTTTGTCGCATGAAGCTATTGTCAACTGAGTCCATCTGGTTTTGAGCTTGCTGGTCGTAATAAGCTTTACGGGCTTCGAACTTCTCTTTTGGCATCTTGCAGAGCATGAGGCCGCCGATTTCGACGTTGCCAGTCTTATCATTTCCAACCATCATCAATTCTGGATGGTCCTCTGCCTTAACCGGCTCCCAACCTTCACGCATTTTGCGCGATACGTTGGTCACTTCCGACTGTCCCAGAACGTGCGTAGCCACCCAGTGGTACACCCAGCCCGGTTCAGGCGTTGGATCAGGCAAGTTGCTCGGCGGTACGTATACAGCACGGGCGGATTTTTCGCGTGTCGTCAGATCACGATTTTTGCGGTCGATAGTTTCAGCCATTTCAGTTCTCCAGTTTCGCTACTTGTGCAGCATATTGCTGCGGGGTTAAACCTAATTTCTTCGCCAACGCAACTTGCGTTGTCGTCAGCTTGATTTTTCCTGCGCTCGTAGAACGAGACACAGAGGCCACCACTGTTGTAGGTTTCCGTTGAACCTCACCAGACCTTGGCTTGTCTTCGCTTCGACCAAATAGATCAGGAAACGTTGACTTCATGCGAGCATCAATTTGCTCGAAGTATTCAGCAGAGCGGGGGTCCACTCCGTTTGTGACTAGTTTTTGATGCAGCCCTAGTGCGTAGCTGGTGTATTCTTCAAACCCCTGAGCACCGAACCACTGGTTTTTTGCCTGCCAGCGCAGAGTTTTTTCGTCGGGCTCAACCTTCTCAGGTTGGGTTTGTTGCGGTTGTACATCAAATTTTTCTTCCTGTAAAGGGGTAGGACGATAATTTTTTGTCTGTTCAACTTTAATCTTGGCATCCATCACAGCTTCTTGAGCGGCAATGATGGCATCCGTGTCAAAGGATTCTTGTGCTTCCTTGAGCTTGCGGCGAGCCATTTCTAGTTCGCTTTCAGCTTTTGACTTGGCACCAGCAATGATTGCTTCTTGGCCTGTGTAGACGTTTTTCTTGAGGCGTTTGTTCTCCTCAATCAACTGCTGTGCAAGACGCTCCAGCTCTTGTTTCTCACGCAGTGTCGCTTCTTTGACACGGCGCTCGTCGTGGCGTGCGTGTGTCAGCTCTTTAATGCGTGATTTAACTTTATCCGAATAAGACTCAATCTCTTCATCGGTTGGATCAACAACTTCCTTGTCCAAAGGCTTGCGGCCTCTGTCTTGGGCAGGCGTGTCGTCTTCAATCTCGATGTCAACATCCCCTTCGCCTTCAATTTCAAATTCGACGTCAGGGGTCTTCTTCGCTTCTACTTCGTCAGGAAATTTAAATTCGTCTTTCATAACGTTCCTTTTAAGCGCGGGTTAAACCGCGAGGGTCTTGCACAACAGCATCAACTTGGTCGTCGTTGATGAGACGGAACTCCTTGCCAAAGATCTTGAATCTTGTGCCGGAGTAAGTACGTACCAAGACGAAGTCGCCTTCTTTACACCATGCTCCATTGGGGAACTTGGAGCTGTCTTTGTACGCATCGGGGCCTACACGCAATACAAACAACACCGTGGTGGCGTGTTCTTCTTGCTTCATAAACTCCGTTGGTTTATACAGGTTCGAGCCTGCAATCTTTTCGTCAACTTCCGGAACAACGCACAGCAACTTCCAACCTGTTGGGGTGGGTAGTGCACCTGCTTTTGTTTCGTTGTCTGCGTCTTCATCCGGCGCGTCCATTGACTGGATGTGCTTTGGTAAGACGATGTTTGGCGGCAGGATTAATCCTGATTCAGTCTCGATCATGGGACTCTTCAACTTTCTTTAGCAGGTCAAGAACATAACGCTCTGCAAGGGCTAGACCCGAAATAATCCCGCAGAGTTTTTGGTATTCCTCAAATGAGCGACATGCACCGCCAGCCAAGTCATCGGCATAGTTGTTCATGTCCCTACGTATTTGGTCGCGCAATACGTGTGCGAAGTCTTGAATCATTTGATTGGTTTAGGTTGGTTTCTGGATGCATTCTGCAGTGCTGCAGTCCGCGCTTGCAATTCCGTTTGGGATTTGCTCTTTGCAATGTCGATGCCCATCTGGACACCGGCACGTTCTTGTTCAAACTGGGATTTGGTTTGGCTCTCTCTGATCTGAGCACCAACGCGCATGGCTTCCAATTCCAGATGACCTTTGACTTTTTGCTCTTCCAGCTCTTGCTTGTCTGCGGCAATTGCAGCGTCTGCGGCAATCTTCTTCTCTTTGAGTTGAAGCTCTTGCGCCTTGAGTTGGAGTTCCTGCTGTTGCATCTGAACGATGGGGTCCTGCGCCATCTGCTGAGCCTGCATTTGAGCGGCTTGTGCTTGGCTTTGCTGGAGCACCTGATTGGCCGCCTGAGCCATCATGCCGGACAAGGCAATCTCGATCTCTGGTGGCAGCTTCTCGTCTTCGGGTGGCAGTGGCATACCGAGTTGTTGCTCGATCTGCTGGCGCATCTGGTAGCCAACGTGCTCTGCAATGTGCGCTGACATGCCGCCCATGATCTTGGCCGCTTGCGGGTTCTGGCCAATGAACTGCTGAATCATGGGGTCCTGCATCACAAGCATGTGCACTTGAATGTGGGCTTGGTGGTCCTGATGCAAGAACGCTTTCATGGGCTTGCCCGTCAGCGCATTCTGGTTCTCCTGCACTGGGTCGGTAGGCTTCATGTCGTCCTCGATCGGCACAAGCTTCTCAGCATTCTTGATGCCCAAGACGTTGAGCATCCCGCGGTGCAGCTCTGGCAAGTTGTAGATGTCTGGAGCCATCTGCGCCATCTGAATCACAGCTTGGTACTGAACAACGCGCTGAGACATGGTCGCAGCGTTGGGGTCAGACACGGGGATCACGTCCACCAAGTCGTAGTCTGCCTTCTTAGCTTTGCGAGTGCCGTACGCGGGGTCGTACGTGTAGTCTGGGTCTGTGTAGTCGCGGATGATGTTCTTGAGCAGCTTCAACTCTTGCTTCAGAGCAAAGTGCACACGGGCCTGAACAGCCGTCATGACTTTAAGCTGGCGCTCAAGCAGAGCTAGCGTCGTGCCCACAGGAGCGTTAGCGCTCATGTCGGAGACCTTCATGTCAGCCGTTGCAGCGAAGCGGCGGCCTTCCTCCACAATGTTCTGCATCAAGTTGTACAGAGTAACGCTTGGTTCCTTGTACGGCAGGGGCAGGATGCTGTCACGGATGTTGCCAGAGGCTACGTCGACGTCTCTCCACTCTCCGGGGGCAATCGGTGTGTCATCACCTTTAATGCGAAGTCCGCGCGACTTGAGTCCACCGGGAAGATTAGATAGCGTTCCTGCGTCAACCAGTTGACGCATAAGGCTTGTGGCCGACTTGGCAAAACCACCGATAAGATGGAAGAGTCCAAAACCATAAGCTCCGAATCCGGGGATATATTGGTAGTGTACAAAGTGCTGGCGCTTGAGGCGAAGTTCATCATCTTCATTCCAGTTGCGGCGTATGGACAGAATGTCATTGGTGCCCTTAATGATGGTTACAACGTATGGCAGCATGATGCCGGTCTCTTCACCATCGTCGTCCACATCTTCGTAGCCGTCAAGGTTCAAGTCAACGTGGCACTCATAGATGGTGTAGCGGTCGTCGTTCAGGTCGTTAAAGCCTGTCTCTTTATCCTTGGCTTTCTGAATGTCCGTGCGGTCTTTGGGCGCATCAGGCAACTCGATGTCCAAATAAAACCCAGCTTGCTGAAGCTTGACGATCTCGTTCTTGGTCTTGCGCATGACGTGCGTGATGCGGTGGCAAGTGTCGAGATCTGTCGCGCCGTATGGGAGCAACATGTCTTCTGCTGGGATGAACATGGAGACTTGACGGCCAAGCGCTGGGTCGAAGTACACCTTCTTAAATGCGGAGCCCGTGGCTGGCAGTGACCACAACATGCGCTCATGCTCAGAGCGATACTCAGTCATGTTCTCAGTCAACTCGAAGTTCATGTCGTCTTCAACGTTGGCCGCTTTCTCTTTGATCTCAGGCGTTTCTTTACCAATGATCTTGGTACGCACAGGCCCTTGGGCTGGGAACGTCTCTGTGATGGTCTCAGCTTGGAACCTGACAACAGCTTCTGTAATCATCGGGTGGAACACACCGCAAGCGCCTTGCCAAGGTTCTGTGCGTTCCTCAATCTGCAAGCCCAAGAGCTTCAGTCCGTCAACGTACGTCTTCTCCCACTCTTTGCGTGAGCCCTTGTCGTTGTCAATGTCTGAGACCAAGTCACCAGCAAGTGACTGCATCGCGCCATCGTCCATGTACTCGGCCAAGTTATCACCAAACGCTTCTTCACCGTCTTCGTCTGGCTTAATCTTTATCTCCAGCCCGTCCATGCCAATGGTGACTTCTTCGGGATCAACGATCTCGATCTCCAAGGGGGACTCTTGCTGCGCCAATTCTTCAATGCCAACGGGCTGTTGGAAGAGCGCTTTGTCGATGTTCGTTGCCATGTGTGTTCCTTAAATAATTTTAATGCCACCCTTGATGGGCTTGTCTACTAAACCGCCTTTAGCCTTGGTCAGGTCTTTTTTCTTAGGGCTGTATGTCCCCTTGTTCCCAATGGCAGACTTTACCTGAGTTGGCTCAAATGCCACCCAAGCCATCCCAGATTCATTTGCAGTTGGCTGACTATGTGGATACTTTATGCCATCATAGCCTTGGCTCTTTGCCCATTTTGTTTTTGCAGCATCTGTTTTGCCGGGAATTTTGTCAAACCATTCGTCAAGCGATTTAAGCTCTAACGGATTTTTAATTGCTGCATGTACAGGCATTACATTAGAGCCAGTTTGTTTACCGGCATACATGCTTGCTAAGGAAGTATCTTCTGCCAAATGAAAACCTTCACCCCATCCAGTTCTGCTTACTTTATTTTTGTCAAAAAACGGAACATCGCTAAGTGTGCCGTGATAAAGAGTTGGTGGCGCTTTGCTCTCAGCAAGAAAACTAGCAAGATTAGCTTCTCTCTGCGCTTGGGTCATGGGGGTTTTTGATGGCATCAGATCTTTAATAAAGTTCCCACCTTTTCGCAACAACGCGCTAATCCCAAGGCCAGCCAACTCCAGCTCAGGATAAGACCCCTCCAGCGCTTGCTTGCGCTCAAGGTCTGCACGGTATTCTGGCGAAGCCATATTACCCCGTTCTAGGACGCTAACGTATCTGTCTTTCTCCGCCATGTGTGTTCCTAGTAGTATTCGTACTTCTTACGGCGGAAAAGCTCAATGTCTTCTTTCTCGTCCGTGTCCAGTGTAATAAAGCCGCCTTGCCTAAAGCGTAGCAGCGCCTGTGTTGTGGTGTCCACGTAGTCGTCGTGCTCTCCAACAGGGAAAGCCGCTATCTCTTCAATCACTTCCCGTGCCCAGCGTGTGTCTGGTGCCCAGACTTTACCACTGCTGAATAAATCCGCAACTGCGTTGACACGTACCATTTTGTCGTTGCCGCGAGAAGGGCTGAACTCCTGCACCGGTATGCCCAGCGCCCGAAGCTCCTGTATCAATGGCGCGCCCGCTGCCTTCTTCTCCACGATAAACGCATCAGGCTCCCACTCTTTGTAGTGCTTGAGCGCAATCGTCTTAAGTTCTGGGAACGCCATCCTGTCTTTGAACGCGTCGAGTAATATGAGCTGGGGCGTGTCGTTCTCTTCCTCGTTGTAGAAGATGCCCCACGTCGTGCATGCTGAATAGTCGGAGTTGTTCTTGGTCTCAAACGCCGTGTCCCATGACTGGATGATGTACTCGCACGTTGGCGGCTCATCACTCTCCCAGATTCTCCAGAGCTTGCGGCCAATGATGGCGCTGTTCTCGCTTGTGGGCTGCTGCATGTACTGCGCGTTCCAATATCTTGGATCCAACGACGCTTTGGTGGACTTCAAGGACGCCAGTGGCCACTGCTCTGGCCACAGAGACTTCTCGTTCTCCGTGTCTTCATTCAGAATGGCTGGCAACTCCACGATTTCCCATGGCACAGCCTCTGGATTCTTGGCTTGGTAGTCAATCAAGCGCCCAGTCAGGTCAAGCAAGGACCATCTGGTCATAATCACAATGATCGCACCACCGGGCATCAGACGTTGCAAGGGGCCAGTCTGGAACCAAGACCAAGCCGTGTCAAAAGCCAGCCGGCTGTTGGACTTTACATCCTGTTCAGAATGAGGGTCATCAATAACAAACAAGTCAGCACCGCGTCCGGCAAGCGCGCCGCCCACACCAGCAGCATAATACTGCCCGCCAGCAGAAGTCGACCACTTTCCTGCGGCCTTCTGGTCGTCCGCCACCATCGTTTGAGGAAATACTTCACGGTATTCTTCAGAGTCAATTAAGTTCCTCACTCTCCGTCCAAAGTCTTCAGACAGACCCGCAGTATGCGTGCCCATGATGATCTTCTTATTAGGGTATTTACCTAGAAAGTATGCGGGGAACAGGTATGAGCTGAACTCAGACTTACCCATACGCGGCGCGATGTTGATAATCACACGCTTTTTGCGTCCTTCAACCACATCTGTGAAGATTTTGGCCAGCTTCCTGTGGTGCGGCCCGATCTTAAAGCCCGGATAGACGCTCTGGGCGAACCCCAGCATGTTTGTTTTGGCCGCTTGCAAGCTGGCGCGTTGTTCGCGCATCTCCAAATCTTGAAAAAGCTCCAGCTTTTCTGCCAGCGTCATGTGCGGCAGTGCCTTGGCCATGGCTTCTAGCTCAAGCTTGCTCAAGGTTGTGAAGTTTTCAGGCTTCATCGGTCTTTTCTTCCGTCACATCAACCACGTCGATCACGCCCATGAACCTGTTGAGCTTGTCTTTGATCCGCGCTTCAAGCTCTACGTCAGACATCTCGGTCTTCTTGACTTCAACACGCTCAGTAAACAGCGCAACTTCCGTCACCTTGCCCAGCATGTCTAGCGCTTTGAGGCGGATGCGTGCGTCTGGGTGTTTTACTTCTTCAAGAATCTTGGCTACGGCGAAGCCGCGAAGCTCCTTGGCCTGCTCCACAAACGCCCAGTCGTAGGCTGTGAGCATTCCCACCAAATGCTGGACTGCAGCGGGGGTTTTTAAATTAGTTAGCGCGTGTTGTGTATTCCCAACAGGCTGGCCTGTGACTAGACTTGCAAAAGATTTACGGGCGGCTTCCTGATCGGCTTTGGTTTCGATCTCTTCGTCTTCTAGCTCAAGCGCTTTTAGCCAGTCAGCGGTTTTGACTTTGGCGTCGATCGTGGTTGTGGGGTCCGCTTTTTCAAAAGACAGAACCGCCGCCGTGGCGTCGACCACGTCTGGATGAAACTCGCCGTTAATCAGATGTTCAAGCATTGCGTAGGTTGGCACTAGGACCGCCCCTTCGGGCGCTCACGTCGCGCTTGTTGCCTCGTTGTCGTTAGTGTACACTTCTTTTTGGCAGTGGTGCAAGTTTCTTCATCATTGCTTCTCCTTGAGGTTCGCCTCCTTGAAGCCCCGGCTAAACACCGGGGCTCTTTTTTATTGTGCCGTGTCCAACGTTTGACATGGTACCTTGGAATTTTTTAGAAATTTTTGGGGGGTGGGGTGTTTGGCGTTTGACCTTGGGGATTTGCGTTTCCGTATTGCGGGGGTGGGGTCTTGGTTTGCTGAATTTG